ACTGACACGCTGTGAGTGTGGTTCTAAATATTGGGATGGAAACCGATGCATTTCTTGTGGGGACAAGTACCCCACAAATATGACGTCACAAATCAAAACAAAGGTTGACCGAGGTCAACCGAACAGGCATACTGACACCGCTCCAAACCCGAACCAAGGAGAAATCAAAATGAGCATCACCGTCACCACCACCAAGCGCGAGGAGCAACTCCAGCGCGACGAAACAACATGGGAAACCTACATCCTTCTCGGCAATTGGGTCGAGGTTGCGAAGCAAATGAACTACGCAAACGGCTCCTGCGCCCGACGCGCAGGTATGCGCCACGCCCTCCGCAACGGTCTCGTGGTTGAGTCCACCGCCTCCCCATCGGCGGACTAATCCCCTAACCACGAAGGGAACCCTGACGGCTGGTCATCGGCTTTGATAAGGTCGATGGCTACCGTCAGGGAACTCCATGAAATTTGAACGCCAAGCACACATCGCGACGTGGACAGAGTTCCCGCGTAACTCCCCTTTCATCGTGAAAGGGGAACTTGGCGTTTTCCGCTACCGCTACCACTTTCGCCTGACCGACCAATCGGTTAGGGTTGCCCTTTACGGTGGCAAACCACCAGCCCACCGCATCGACGCAGACGTCCTTGACCTAATTGCAGTGTCGGATTTTGAGATGCAAATGATTAAACGTGCCTCGGCACGAAAGGAGGTGACACTCGACAACATCAAAACGGTCACGCTATTCGCGTGGGACGTGACACGCCCGAAAGCCAAAGTCATAACAGCAACGGGCGCTGTACTAACGGTTCTTAAAGACCGTCTCGGACTACCAGAAGGAGAAACTTCACCATGATAAAACGTTGGTTATTCGCGCTCACCCTTTTAACGGGCGCATTGCATTTCGGGATCGCAGAAGCATCCCCTGTCCCATCCACCACTCAACCCGTCCAAATTGGACACCCGCTCGACGAGCCACGAGCATTCGTGATGGCTCCAACAACGACTGCGCCCAAAGTCAGCAACACTTCTCGACCCGCCAAACCAAAGCGGAAGTGGGTCACCGTCAACGTTGACGGCACGCTTATTTCAATCCCCAGAGACAAGACATACCGATGCCCCAAACTTGAGCCTGCCATCAAGAAAGCGGGACTCAAACCAACCGCCGTGTGGAGTTACATCGCTTACCGCGAGTCCCGTTGCCAACCGAAAGCAATCGGCTGGAACTACAAGAGCGGAAAATCCCACCTCGACTGCCGTTTGGCACCGGCGAACATCTACAAACGATGCGCGGCGATCCGTTCTTACGACTCAGGGGCTATGCAAATCAACTCGACGTGGAAAACCGTCACGGCGCAGGTCTGCAACGCCAAGTTCGGCAACCTTGAGGTGCTTCGCAAAGTGGACTGCAACCTCGCTGTCGCCAAGTACCTGTTTGATAACGGTGGTTTAGGACACTGGGGTTTCTAAATCCTCCTACCGTCGTTGCGGTGTGTCACTATTGCCAGCCCTATGGCAAGCATTGACGCACCCTCGCAAATCGTCCTACCAGCCTCATTCCTTGATGATGTGATGTGGCTACTCCGCAAAGTCGTCGTTCACGGCGACGAACAAACGATGCTGTTTCGCGTTGTCGACACGGCAACAGAAGCCCGCAAAGCATCCACTACGGTAAAGTCCTGCACCTGTTGTAAGGGCTGATAGCCTGCAGGAAACGTGACCGTCGTGTCTCCGCTTTCCTGAACCGTACCCATCGTGGTCATCGGGTGGTTCGGGACACGTCTGTCTTTGAACTAGTCGGAGGAACGCAATGGCAAAGTACCGAGTGCTTGTTGGCATCGAGTACGCTTCGCGCCGCGTTGAAGCAGGAGAAGTCGTCGACGACATTCCAGCGAAGTCCATCAAATGGCTCCGCGAGCAAGGATTGATTGAACCCGCCGACGGCAAAGACGTCGTCGTTGAGGACGAACCAACTGCCGAAGGAGATGAAGGCTGATGGCATTCAAACACGGTAAGAACACCAAAGTTCTCATTGGCAACTACGACCTTTCCCAATTTCTAAACGAGGCATCCGTGATGCAGTCAGTTGAGACTGGCGAAACCACGACCTACGGCAAGGACGCGAAAACCTACATCACAGGCTTGGCAGATGGAACCATCTCAATGGGCGGAATGTTTGACGGTCAGGCAGGCGCTACCGACGCTGTCCTTTCTGGGTACCTTGGCGACTCAAACGGCGTGGTCATCACCATCGCACCAGAGGGGCTGGCACACGGCGCGCGACTGAAGTCCGCACAAACGGTGTCCACTTCGTACGAGATTTCAAGCCCCGTCGCCGATGTTGTGTCGGTGAGCGCCGAAGCACAGGTTTCGGGTGGCGTCAGCGCGGGCATCAGCCTGCGCGACTTGACGTCAGCAACGACCACCGGCGTGGGAACAGCGCTGGACAACTCCGCATCAACAGCGAACGGTGGAGTCGGCATTTTGCACGTCACCGCCAACAGCCACAACGCGGGAGCAACATTCAAGGTTCAACACTCCGCCGACAACTCGACGTGGGCAGACCTAGTCACTTTCACCGCCGTCAGCACAACATCGCTGGCAAGCGAACGCATCGCCGTAACAGGCACAGTCAACCGTTACCTTCGCGCGTCATGGACGCTCGCTGGCACGGGTGGCATCACATTCCACATCAACTTTTCACGCTCATAAGGAGAAACTAATATGCCTTTCCGTCACGGTAAGAACGCGGTATTCAAGTTGGACAACTCTTCGGGTTCGCTCGTTGACTTGTCGGCATACCTCGACGAAATCTCAATGCCTCGCTCAGTTGAAACAGGCGAAACGACCACCTTCAGCAACAACGCCAAGACCTACATCACAGGTCTTTCCGATGCGACCATTTCGCTCGGAGGCAAGTTTGACTCTACAGCAGACGCACACTTCGCTGGTGTCCTTTCGGCGTTGCTCGCCGGAACCATCGACAGCGTTTCGTTTGAGTACGGCAAGGAAGGATCCGCATCTGGACGCATCAAGTATTCAGGCGAAGCCATCTTGACGTCATACGAGGTGTCAAGCCCCGTAGCGGATGTTGTAACCTTCTCCGCAGAACTCCAAGTGACTGGTGCCATCACGCGAGGCACTTGGTCGTAACCAACAACGTGACCTTTGTGTCCCAACTCTCTTAAGGAGAACTCGTGTCCAATCTTCGTGACCAAATCATGTCTGTCAATGACACCCACAGTGAACTTGTTGAAGTTCCTGAATGGGGCGTCAAACTCGAGATCCGTTCCATGAGCGGTGCTTCGCGAGCCGTGCTGATGCAGGGCGCTGTCCAAGCGGGCGGTCAAGTTGACATGGCGCAGGTCTACCCAGACCTAATCATCCAGACGTGTTTTGACCCCGAAACAGGAGAGCCTGTTTTCCAAACAGAAGACCGCGACCTCATCCTCAGCAAGAACGGTGCAATCCTTGACCGCCTCGCTGAAGTCGCGACTCGTCTTTCTGGCTTCAACGACAAGGCGGTCGATGAAGCGGGAAAAGACTCCTAGACAACCCAGAGTTACGCTTTCAATACGAACTTGCCGAACGTCTAGGTCGCACTCGCGAGGAGTTGCTGTACGGGTCGGGCGCACACCGCCCGATTAGTTCAGCCGAGATGACGCATTGGCGTGCGGTTTGGAAACTGCGCGCATGGGAAGAAGAGCAATCGATGAAACGCGGAAGGAGATAGAACATGGCGACTGTGTTTGATGTTCTTGCTCGGTTCCGCGCAGACACCACCGACTACACCCGTAACGTTCAACAAGCGGCGAACGCTACGCACCAATTTGATGTAACAACTCAAAACGCTGGTCGAGGCATGGGTGGCGCTTTCGGCATGGTCGCTGGTCGAGTTGCGATGCTTGGCACCGCCATCGTCGGCATGACCCAGACCGCAGGAATGATGGGTATTCGCACTGCGCAAGCCAACGAACAGGCGGCGATTGGTTTCAAGGTGATGCTTGGTTCGGCAGAGAAAGCGAAAGTCTTTATGGACGAACTTATCGAGTTCTCCGCCAAGACACCGTTTGAGTTGCCACAGTTGCGATCCGCCGCGTCGGCGTTGTTGTCGACTGGTGTTGAAGCAAAACGCATCATTCCAATCATGACCGTTCTCGGTGACGCCACTTCAGCGAAGGGTTACGGCGCAGACGCCATTCAACGCGCTGTGTACGCCCTTCAGCAGATGTCAACGGCAGGTCGAGCCACAGGACAGGACATGATGCAGTTGACGCAGGCTGGTATTCCCGTGTGGGAAGCCCTCGCGGCGTCAATGGGTAAGTCCATTCCCGAAATCAAGAAACTCGGTGAACAAGGCAAAATCTCCGCCGAGGACGTGATGAAAGCCATCGAGACTGGCGCAGGCGCAGGTCTGCAAAAGGTCAAAGGAATGATGAACGAACAGTCGATGACTTTGACTGGTTTGATTTCAACCTTCAAAGACACGCTCGGTCAGTCTCTTGGAAAGATGATGGAGCCTGCTGTCGCGTCAATTAAGGAAGCGTTGCCGGGCATTACGACAATGATGGACGCATTCCTGAAGTCAGTCGCGCCGACCATCAACTCGGTCGTG